CTTGCTGTGGTTGTGGTTGTGGCTGTTGCACTTGCTGTTGCACAGGCTCTTGTGGTGCTACCTCTGTACCTTTCTTTACAAATCCTCTTTTTCTAGGATCAAAAGGTATGTACATGCCGTTAACATTATAAACTGAAACAGTTTCACCTGTTTTAGGATCTACGAACTGCTCTTGAGCAAATCCTGTTGTAATCTTTTTAGGTACAACAGTTCCCTGCTGTGCCATAAGAACACCACCTTTAGCCATTTCAACTTCATTACCATCATCATCCTCAGCAACAATATCTGTTTCATCAAAAGGTACATCATCAGGTAGTGTAGCTTCTTCTGAGTTACCCATCTGACCCATAGCTTCCATCTTAGATAAACCTTCTTTAGCTTTCTGTCTCATAGCCATTAGTTTTTCTAAACCTATAAATCTAACTACATCAGCAGGAAATACAAATTCTCCTTCACTTAGTTGTGCAGGTATATCATCTCTAACTTCTTCTTGGGAAGAGCCGACTGGAACATCGTTGCCTGATACAGGATCTACTGTTCCACCATCTTGTTCTAAGCCGCCTTCATTAAATAAGTTCATTTGTTTTTTCATTGTTACTCCACCTTTGTTCATTTCTTTTGGGTATATATTAAGGGGTCTTCTTATAATATCCTTGTCTTTCACAGGAGGACCTGAGTCAAAAGGAAATGTTGCTTTACTACCTCTAATATCTGGTCCAGCATATGGTCCAAAACCTGCATCTCGCCATTCAACTAAATCTGCTTCATACTCCCCAGCAACTCTATTACGTTTAGCTAACGCTTTATTGTATTCATCAATAGGAATATCGTCTGCATCAACATCTGCATATTTACTAGGTAAAAACTCCCTAAAACTTGCACCAAAATCAAACCCTTCTCTATTTTGTACTGCATGTTGCAGTTCATGCAGTAACGATGCTCTAAATTCAGTTGAATTTGTTAGTGAAGTGCTAAGAACAATTTTATCTTCCATTGGATAGTAAAGAGCAGCAGCTTCTTTACCAAGATCTACCATTTCAACTTTTATATCTTGTATAGGTTGGTATCTAGAAAACCCAGAAAGTATAGGTTCTCCTTTAAGTTTAGCATCTCTCTCAGCATCTAGATAATTTCTTCTATCAGAAGAAGACCTTGCATACTGCATAGTATTACCATATCTTTTATTGTTGTATAAACTTGGAAAGTCTAAAATATCTTTTACTGTAACTTCTTTATTTTTACTTTTTATGTAGTTAAAAGCTGCAGTAGGATCATAATCAAAATCAATAGTACCATCTAGATAATTTTTAGATTTAGCATCGCCTGTAGATATTTCTGTTTTTAATTGACCATCTCTACCTCTATACACCCCTGTTTGTTGGTATATTTTTCTTTTATTAAAATCTTCTATATCTTCAACGGAAAGATATTTTACTATTTTTTCTCTAGGAACATCACGATCAGGATATTTTTTTAAGAAAGCTAACCTTTTTTCTTCAGGCATGTTTTGATATGCTCTTTGTATTATAAAGTCTTCTAATATAACATTTTTGCCTAAATCTTCAGGTAAATCATCTCCTTTATCAAAGTATTTAGCTTGTGCCGCTTTACTTGTATCCCCTAGATTGTAATCAAGGAAATCTAAAGTTTTTTTAGAACTAAGACCTATAACTTTTCCATATTTGGGATGATAAGGTGACTTGCTAAAAGTATCTTTAATTTTTAAAGTTTCTAACTCGTTACTGAGTTTATCTGATAGAATAGAATAATCATTAACAGCACCTTTATATCTTTCTGTAGTACCTGTAGCCCTAACCTGCATTTCAAGAGCTCTTTCTTTTTCTTGTTTTTTAGGCAGTGTTACATTTGTATTAGGATCAGATGCATCAATATCTACAGGTATTCCTATATCTGTAACTGCTTGAGGAGACAAGGCATCTGCTGTACTTCTTAGTGCGTCTTTAGCTTTTTTAATTAAAGGTTTTGCTACATCTCCAACTGCTGTTAAGTCTAGTGCCGCAAGTGCCGCAAGCCCTGCACCTTTACCTAGTCGTATTACATCTCTAGTTTCAAAACCACCTTTTAGTAAACTAAATGCTTCTTGAGCATTTTCAGGTAGTTGAGAAAGGGCTATAGCATCTCCTACTATAGGAGTAAATTCAGCTACAGACTTAACATCTTTAAGTGTTGCATCATAAGGTGTTTTAAATCTTTCTGCTATTTCTTCTTTAGTTTCATCCTTTTTCATTTGAGGATAAGAACCAAATAGATCAGCAGTTTGATTTGAGTTATTTGCCATTATGCTTTACTTCATCCCTTAAATATTTAAGTCTCTTTAACATTGCAATAGAACCTTGTGCTCTATACATATCTTGTGTATTCTCAGCTTGCTCTAGTTTTTTGTGATCTTGTTCTACTAAATGATCAATATAATCGTTAAAACTATTCCATAGCTTGAGGTTGTCCACCAACGGCTTGAGGTGGCTGAGTATTTGCTTGTGGTTGTCCTTGTGGCTGTTCATTACCTGTAAATCCCTGTTCACCCGGAGTTGGTGCTGTTCCTGTTCCAATTGTTCCACCACCTGCTCCTGTTGGGTCATTAGGATCTACTCCTGCTGGAGGTTGACCTTCTGTTGGTGGTGCTTGCATCTGTTGCATCATTGCTGCTTGCAACTGTGCTTCTTCCATATTGTTAGTAACTTTGTCAGGATCTAAATCCATTGACTTAGCTATCTCTCTAATAATATACTGAAACTTTGCATATGGTGCAAGGGCAGGGTTACTTGCTGTCTGTAGGAACTGCATAAGTCTTTGACTACGTACTTCATTAGCCATAAGACTTTCTGTTCCTCTTGCTTTAACTTCTAAGTCTCCACGAAACTCAGGATTAAAATCAAATTGCATATTAAATCTAAATAGGTTTTCTCCTAGTGGTCTTAGTAAATAGTCATCTACATTCTTAATTACAGCTTTGATGCCACTGCTTGCTGCATTCATTAACATAGATATACCACTTGCTGTTCTTCCTACACCTGTCACACCTGTTTGTCCATGTGAGAAAGACGGTAGACCTGTACTTTCGTCTGATAGCTGTCTAGCCTTATCAAACAACTGTAAATTTTCTCCTGATACATTAGGAAACTTAGTACCAAAAATTGCTTGTCCCGGAGCACCACCTTGTCTTCTAAATACTTTTCCGGGATATACAGATAAATCCTGTCCCGGAACTAGATTAGTTTCGTCTACCTCTATAAGAAGATTTCCTGATAATACAGCATTATCTACTGCCATACGCATAAAACCATTCATAAGAGTTTGTGTGTCATCCATATTTTCAGCTATACCCACACCAAAAAATGAGTATGGGTTTAGTTCATAAGGTGCAGCCATATATGGTATTCTAGCAGGTTTAAATGGGTTTAGTACAACTCTTAGTAAGTTATTTTGACAAACCCATATATTGGCATGTAGTTCATCGTGATCGCTTAATTCTTTAGGTATCTTAACATCATTTTCAATAAGCATCTGCGTGTCTACAGTACCCCAATATTCTATTACTTCAAATCTTTCTATTTCAGTTTCTTCTATATAATCAGCTAGATCATCTTCCCAATACTTCTTTTGGTATATTTCACCCATCTGTATACTAAGATCTATCATATTAGATCTAAAGAATGGTCTTCTTTTTAATCCTCTTAGCTGAGAACGAGATAGCTTGTGTCTTTCTATTGTATACTGTGCTTCATCCATATTTGTAGCATCAGGGTCAGGATAAAAATTCCAAACAGATACGTGATTAACTTGTGGTATTGTTTTAAATACAGGAGTATACTCACCATCTTCTTCCCAATTAGGGTATTCTTTGTCTAAAGCAAAAGGTCCTTTCATTACACCTGTGCCAAACAATGCCATTTCAAATGCTGTACTACGCAAATGTTTAGAAGCATTGGACTCTTCAAGTTGATCCATTATCTTCTTTTCCATTTTCTTTGCAGCAACCATCGCAGGGCTGTATGTCACAGACTTAGGACTTGTTCCCGGACCTTCTTTAACATTATTAAATGTAGATAGTTTTTCTTCTAAAGGTCCTAACTGTACACCAGATCTATAGCCAGCAGGTAAAGGTCCATCACCTTTAAACTCAGGCTCAGGCATTGCAGGTGCTCCACCTTGTTCCATATCTACATGTACACTCTCAGAAACACCTTCAGGTAATTCTGTTGGATCTACGCTTATAGGAAATTTACTACCTGAAAACAAGACATCTTGTATTTGGCTGTACGCTGCTAAAGTTTTAGTTTTAGTAGTCTTAACAAATACACGAGACTTTTCAGCTTCAGAAAACTGAACATCAGGACCATAGATACCACGGTAGTTTCTATAAGAACGCAACCATCGCATTTCGTCTGTACGTCTAAAATCTTCAGATCTCTGATACTTATCTAATACAAATCTTACAATAGAATTAGCATAGGGTTCATCATTAGATGTGTCTTTAGCATCATCTAAACTAACTGCTTTATCTTCAATTGTATTTTCGTCTTGGTTTTCTGCCATGTGTGTCCTTAATATCCAAATTTACTATCGGATGGTTGGTATGTTGGTTTAGGTACGTTAGGATCAAAATCAAAAATACTAAATCTTGGTCTTGACATTATACCATATCTTAAAGCATCATACAAGTGATCTTCTGCATTTGTATCAACATCTTCAGGATTTTTCTTATCTAACGGTAAAGCAGGTAATTGTGAAATAGTTTCCGTACAGTTATTAAAGAATACAATTCTAGGTTCTTCTGTAAATTCATCTACCTGCAACCTTCTGTGTAGTTCATTTTTACCAGATACCCTTGACCCTTTACTTCTATCTGAGGGTCTAAAGCGGCATCCTTTTTTAATCATTTGTTCAGCCAAAGATGGACCAGTATCGCCACGATTATGCCAAAGACTAGAGTCCAAAACACCATATCTAATGTTACCATCACCTGCTTCTACCTCCAATATCATATCTGCTAAATCTGTAGCAAGAACTTTAGAAACGTAGAGTTCTCTGTATACAACTAATTGTTCTGATGGCGACACAGCAAACCACAGAACACCAGAATAAGATCCGTAACCATAATCACAAGCCCTAAACTTAATCCAATTATTAGGAATAGCATACGGCTTAACCACGTGTATATCTCGGTTAAACTCAGAGAAAGCTGCACCTTCTTTAACATCCCAATCACCTTCCAAAAGCTGTTTACGTTGATGTTCTGGAAGAGAGAGGAGCATTGCTTCATAGTCTCCACTTTCTGCGAGGTATGGATTATCAAATAATCTTGCAGGAATAAATCTCCGTTTGAATAAAGATTTTCCTGCTTTAGAATGTCCTGCTGGGTACTTGAGAGTTTCCCCTGTTTCAATGTCTGTTGCATCAAATGCTTCTCCAAAGGGTGCAGGATTAATGAACATCTTTTTTACCCATTGATGTCCTACCCCACCCGGATTAGTTGTGGCTCGCATAAAGATTGGTAAGTCAGGTGCAGTAGAACGTAAACGTGAACGCATATAGTTCCAAGCAAACGGAGTAGACCATTGTGTTAATTCGTCAAAACCTATCCAACTAAATGCTAAACCTTGATAACGCATAACATCATTATCTCTATCAAGATACGACATCCATAATCTAGCACCTGAAGGAGCTAACCATTGCATTTTTCTTTCTGACCACTTGATCCCTTTCCAGACTCTCGGATAGAGTTCTTGCGATTTGAATATGAGTTCCCTGAGTTCTTCTGTCGTGTGTCTAAGGAGCAACCCACTAAAGGCTGGATGACCCATGAATCTGAGTGGGTCTGCAAGCATTGCAAATGATTTACCCCCACCTGCTGAACCACCATATAATACTTCCCTTTCACCTGCTGCAAGAAACTCTGTTTGAGGTCCTTCATTAGGCTTAAATACTACATTCTGTTCTTCTTCAGGAACAGACTCTACTTCCTCTATTATACTAACTACAGGCTCAGGCTTTGCTGCTTGTTCTTTCTTCTTCAAGTTTTTTCGCGGCTTGGATCGCCTTTTCTGCATATTCGCCCCAGACACGGAGAGTTCTAGCTTTGTTCTTACGTTTTTGCTCACGCTTTACTCTTTTCATTAATCCTATATGTGAGATGTACCTGTCAGTAAAAGTACTTAACCAATTTGCTACTTCTCTATATGAATACTGTTTTAGATGCTGTTTAGCCTTTTGCAAAGCATCTAGCTCACGAGGTATAGGTCTAAGAATATGATCATTCTCAGGATCTACAGTATAACCAAATGGAGTTGTTCTAGCTATCCTTGGTATTGCTGCCCACTCGTTGTTCTCTTTAAAATCTATTAATTCAGGTAGTTTATAATCACCTGTTGATCTATTCATTTTCCTCTACTTTTTTAGCTGGCATTAACATTACACCACCTGTTGATTCTACTTGCACCTTTTCAGTTTTAATTAAACCTGTTCTATCAAGTAATTCTTTTGCTGCAAGCATTTTATCTCTTATGCCTAACTGCGTAGGATCTTCAATACCATTTACCATAGCAACTGCTGCTTTAGGTGCGTGACCTGCCATATATGCCTGTGTAGCTTCTAGTATTTCCTCTTTTAACGTATTAATTATTTCTTGATTATTTGTCGTAGGTGCATAACCTGCTATAATCTTAGCATCTTTAATGTTGCCTTTTGCATCATTAAATAATGCATCCATAAATCTTTGTTGTCTTTCTGTTAATTTTCTAGCCATGTTTTAGGAACTTTCTTTCTTTAGGTTTAAAAAACTCTTTCAAGTTTTCTATATGTTTCTTTCTCTGCTCTTGTTTTACTAACTCAATCCTATCGCTTTCATGCGAGATATAAGTCTGTCTGCTCGGTTTGTTACTTGCTTGTACCATCTTGAATCCTTCATTTGATTTCCTGCTTCTAACCAATCTCCATCACGAATAGCCTGTATCATCTTTCTAAATTTAGATAATCTAGGTCTGCCCATATTAAACATCATATTAGCTAAAATCAATCGTACTTCTTCAGGAAGTTTATCCCAATCGTCAAACAGCTTTCTACATTCACCTAGCGTGACGTGTACATCTTGCTCAAATACTTCGTTAACCCTGAGTTCATCCACCAATGTTCCCACTTCTTTTTTGTACTCTGGGTCTTTGTCAGTAACGAGATGTCCGATACCAAACGTAGGTAAGCCAAGGTGGTCCAAATATATTTCGTATTTGCATCCTTCATCTATTTTTAGCTCCTCTCTTAATCTGTCTGTAAATGTTTCCATTAGTGTGTCCTTTTTAGTTTTTCATTTTCTTTTAGCACTTTATAATATGCTTCTGTTAATTGCTTTATGTCTTCTTGCAATAAAAATATTGTTCCTCTTGCTGCTAGTAACTCTCTTCTTAATGCTTCTTCAAATGTATCTTCGTGGTTTTCCCACCCATTTGCTTCAATCATATACTACTCTACCACCACATCTTCCGTGTACAATGTAACCTTCTGGTCTAATAAGTTTAACTTCATTTCTATTTCTCGCATTCGTGTAATGCTTTCTTTAACAGATTCAGGAGGTTGCCACTCATCAATCCACGTATCGTTCTCTTCAACTTCTATTGTTAGCATTTCCATTTGATGTTCTAGGAAAGTTATTCGCTCTGTTAAACCAAAATATAACCATACAGACAGTCCTGTTAATGCAATCATAGATATAAGATTACGCAATGGTATGCTTATATTACTATTCTCTGATACTTTAAAATCACTCACTTCTTGCCACTCAATGCACTAAACCCAAAGTACGCACCAACTAAACTACACATACTAATATACTGTGTCATTAATATTGATTCAGCACCTGCTAATCTACTAGGAGCTACTAGTGTTGCTATAGTAGTTATACCCATTAACATAATCAATACCCAAGCCATTCTACGTTTATTAACTTGATAAGCCATCTTATCAGGTATTAAGTCTTTATTATCCGACACTACTTCTTACCCATTAACTGCATACCTGTCTTACCAAACCTATATCCAAAGCTACTGCCAATACATATATACAAACATGTACTAAACCAAGGAGGTGTACTTTCGTTTAGGAAGGTAAAACCCTCTGCTACATACGGCTGACTCCAAGGTAAGA